AATCTCATGTCCTGCAGGCACAGCCAATGCTGACCGACCTTCACGAGCCGCATTCAAAACAGCTTCTTCCATGTCTGAACTTGCGCGCTTCATGGCTGCACCAGACTGGAAGTTTCCGACTAACACAAAAGGCGGGACGCCACCGTTATTAAAAAACCTGCTTCCATAATTGGTTGCAGCAATGCCAAGGCCAATAGTGTCATTATGTTTCAACACGGGGCTTAATGCCGTGACCCTGTCAGGCTTGAGCATGAACGGGATATCGATGATATCTTTTGCGGCGTAAGTGTCGGAGCGTCCTTTTGATGGCTTATATGAATAAAACTTTTGGCCGTCCTTTAGTTTCACCGTGACCTTACTGGGGTCCAGCGGCCATAAGGCAATAATTTTTTTAGCGGCGTTACGCTCGATGTAGGTGATTGATCGTCCGCCAGAGAGAGTCCGCTCGAATGAATATTTGCGCCATTCAAACGATGTGCACTCTTCATTCACTGCTGAATTCAGTAAGTTAGCTAAATCACCATCAATCTTTTCCCTGCCGTCTTCGGTTTTCTCGTATACATGCAAAGGAAGCCCGGCAAGTGTGCCTGAGATAAAGTTAATAGCCGCCCAAACAGCTGGCACCGTCATGGCATTTTCAAGATTAACCTTGATGCCAGTCGCGCTCATACCTGCGATGATCAACGCCTCAGAAAGGCTTTCTGATGATATCGGGACGGTCGCATCTTCCAGGTTGGCACGGCTTTCCTGCTGTTGAGCCGGTTCGCTTTTGTTTCGATTCCACCACGCCATGTTAATTATCCGTTGATGCTGAAGTTCTCATCTTCCCAAGGGGAAGGTGGCTCTTGATCATCACCACCACCAATAGCCCGACTGATCGCCATAATGAGTGCGACCACACCGTCGATCTTGTTTTCGACGCGCTCTTTTGTGGGGTAGATGTTGTCTTTCTTGTCGAGCTGGGCGACCACGTTGCTGACCATCCAGGTGAGAATCGGACAGTTACCGTGCGCCAGCAGTTTCTGCAGAACGAGCTTTTCCATTTCCTTCATGGCTTCGCTCATGTTCTGTACTGTCTGCCTGACCTCAACCATGACCAGGCCTTCGTTTTCCATTTCCTGAGCCAGCTGAGTGGCTTGCCAGGGGTCGTATGCGTACTGCTGAATGTCAAAGCGCCCAGCAAATTCACGCATATCATCTTTGATCACTTCGAAGTCGATGACCTCACCATCGGTCACCGTCAGCAATTCCATGGAGTGGAATTCCATGTAACGAGAAGAATTGCTGTCGATCTGCTCAAGCACTCGCGCTTCAGGTAGGTAATACCGCCCATGAACATGCCAGTGCGGGTCATCGGGTGCCGGAGGAAACAGCAGCAGGTTGCCGACAATATCAATCTTGCTGGCCAGGTCCAGGGCAGCAAAACAGGTGCGGCCTTCGAGCTCTTTGAGATCCTTTCTGGCTCCGCACTGCTGCCACTTGATCATGTTCATCCAGGACTTTTTCGCACCCACCCACTGGTTGAGGTGCTTGGTCCTGAACACGGCCTGCTTACTGGCTGACTGGATAGCTTCGCGCTGCCTGGCTATCAGGAAATCAGAGCTGATGCTGACGCCATAATTCGGGTTGGCTTTGATCAGCGCCAGCTCACTGGTCCAGTCGTCTTTCTCATCAATGGTGTAAAGCACCGCCCAGGTGTTGGGTAGATCCTTTGTGCCTTCCAGCATCTGCTCACAATCACGAACCAGGGTGTGACATGGGCCGCCAATGCTGCTGCCGGCTGTAGTAATAACCAGCATGACCGGCTGTTCCCTGGCACCCATACCGGTCTGCATGGTGTCAAACAACGTGCTGTCAGCATGTTCGTGATATTCGTCAACGATCGCACAGCTGGGACTTGAACCATCCCCGGGCTTTCCGATCACTGGCTCAAATCGGCTGAGGTCTTCCGTGCGCACCATGTTTGAGGCATTCACCTCAACACCAAAGTGTTCACGCAGCTGCGGTGTTCGCTCGACCATGAGCTTGGCAGGTCTGAAAACTTCCCAGGCTTGCTTTTCAGTCGTGGCGCCTGAATACACTTCAGCACCGAACTCATCATCGGCAACGAACATATAGTTGCCGACACCACCACCGATCAGGCTTTTGCCGTTTTTCCTGGGAACGAAAACAACAATTTCCTGGAACCGGCGCATGCCCGTTTTCTTGCTGACCCACCCGAAGGGAATGCAAACTGAAAACAGCTGCCAGGGTTCGAGCGTTATGCGTTCCCGCTTACTTGCCCACTTGCCTTTCGTGTGCGGCAGCAGCTGAATAAACTTGGCAATGCGCTCTGCCCTTGCCGGCTCAAACCGCCAGGGGAAATCCTTTTTCTTTGATGCCTTTAGGTCATTAAGGTGACGTTTACAAGCGAGCTTTACCCACTTGCAGGCGACAACCTTGCCGGCGATTACTGCCTTGGCATACTGCGTGCCCAGCAGTGTGTTGGGGAAATCTTCCAGCTCTTTCATCACAGCCCGGCAAAGGGGTTTGCTTCCTGTTTCTTGCCACCAGGCCCGGCCACCTTCGCCCGATCTGCTGGTGTCATGCCGAACTTTCCGAGCATGGTTTCAAGCCTGACTAGCTTAGCCGCGGGAAAATCCATCGGTGATGTCCGGAATTCATGCAACAGCAAGCAGCAGACCTCCAGCGCGATCCGATCAGAGTCGGTGATCACATTTTCTGGTGCTGCCTTTACCAGCTCTCGCCAAATTTTCTTGTGGTCATCATTGAAATGCTCAGCCCTGGGCGGCGCCTTCAGTTTTTTTGTCGCTGGATCCACGCGAGCTCGCTGAGGGTCTTTTTTGAAAGAGCCTCTGGCGTCCAGGACGTTTGTCGGGATTCTTGGTCTGGCCATCTCAAAACATGAATTTTGCGGAAGTAAAAAACTGATTGGGGGGACGGTCTAGAGCGTAAAGGCCCTAAAGAATCGACCCACCCCTCCCCGTATACGCGTGTGATCAGCGACCAAAACCACCGTCCTCGCGTGCTGTTTTCTCTGAGTGATGCGGCTTACACAACCCTTGCCAGTTGTTCTCATCCCAAAACAGTTCCTGGTCACCTTGATGAGGGATGATATGATCGACCTCTGTGGCAGGCCTGACCTTGCCTTCCTTCTGGCACTCAACACACAGCGGATGAACCAACAGATAAGCTGCGCGAGCCTTCTGCCATTGGTATGTGTAGCCGCGCTGTGTGCTGCTTCCTCGGCGCTTGTCATGCTGCCTGGATGTTTGCTTGGCTCTGTCCTTGTGTCGCTCACAGAAGCGCTGACCTCGGACCAGGGCGCCACACTGAGGTGCCGCGCATGGCTTGAGTGGCCGCTTTGGCATTAGCCTGTTCCATCAAGAAACATAGGGCCGTCGAGGTCATCTTCCTCAACAGCACCGGCGACAACCATGTCAAGCAACTGCTGATTGATGTAGAGCAGTTGATCAATCTGACTGATCAGCTTCTCTGTGGCTTCAGCGTTGCGCTTTTGCTGGCGCATCAACTGACGAAACTCTTTGTCGTGCAGGGTTACCATATAAGCGACTAACCGCTACAGCCCATGGCCTCAGCCAATGCAATTACCTGGTCAATGCTCGCCCCCTGAATCAACTCAGCGTCAGAGACGCCAAGGGCGCGACCAGCCGCCTCTGATTTAGTAAACGTGCCTGTGTAGTCAAATTGTCCACACCATGCAGTTGCGTTACCTGGGCCGGTAGGAATGTCCTGAGTACCGGCGCAAGAAACACAAAGCAGAGCCAGGATTAAGATCATCATTGTGCCGCGCATAGCTGTAACTCCTTAACGTAATCAGACATTGAGTGGTCTGATCTGCGTTGGGTGAATGTGAGAAACCTATCGTTAAATCTTTGGTACCAGGCCGGATCAATACGACAGTGGCCGTCATTGGTCAGGTAAACGCATGTACCGTCATGGCTGTAACCAATCTTTGGGTACCGGCAAACAGCATCGCTGCCGTTCTGAACTCGGATGTACTCCATGTCACGGCGAGACAGTGCAATCTGGCGCCCGGTAGACACACGAGGCTGACCGAACGTGATGCAGCGGAATCGGGTTGTGTTGAACTGCCGGCTTGCATATAGGGCCAGTAGGAGTGCAATGGCACCTCCCCGGCTATGTCCTGCAAACGTGATGCGTCTTACTGGGTACTTATCCAGAACACGCATAGTGTTTGGCAATAGGCTTTCAGAGCCTTCAGCGAACCCTTTATGAACTGACATGCCGCACCAATCTGACCGACCAATAAACCGCAAATTCGATTTCCAATCAGCCAGGTCATCAGTACCGCGCACAACGAAGAATATTTCATCATCTGAGATATATGCGCAGGCATAATCTGTGCTGGCGGCGAAATCTTCCATGCCGATGATGCCGAGCGATTCAGTCACATTAGTGTGCTGGTATACATCCCGACACAGCCTGGCGACTCTGAGTAATTCAGTGAGTTTTGGCATCGACGATTTCCCAGGCGCGCCGAAAACGCTCTGGCCACCGCTCCGGCTTTGGCTTGCCTGGGCGCCATGCAGCGATGTACTGATTCCAGCCGTTTTCATCTTGGTCGCAGTCTGGCAGCGGATATGGGAGGCGATATAGAGCCAACCTAGCGAATCCGGCTGCCAGCAAATCATTGTGCGTCACCGCCTTGTGGATCACCCCAGCATCAATTGGGTAACCAAAACGCTGACATAGCGTAACCGCCATAGCACGAGTGGCCGGATGCTCCAGCACACCTTGAATACCAATCAATTCAAATTGCCAGAACGACCTGGCAGGCCCTTTTACTGACTCCCACCAGTTCCGGTGGTGACCAATCAATTGTTGACGGTGAATAAAGTCTGATTCCTGCATACCAATTGCCAAAAGCATTGCCATGGCTTCAGGTGTGTGCAAGTAGACTGGAAAAAGGTTCGAGGCGGCAGGCAGAAGGAATTTATGCGCCGTTACCGCATCCATCAGTCACCGACCTTCTGAGACCTTTCCAGCTGGCGTATTAACTCAGTCACCCTGTCTGCAAGGTTGCGCGTATTCTCTTCGATCCTTGCCAGCTGGATGGCCTGCTCGCGAGTGTCATCCATCATTTTGGCCTGCTGCCCAGCAACGCGGTCAATATCTGATCGGTTGGCTCGGATTTCAGATGTCCACTGACTGCCATACCAAATCACAGTTGCCGCCTGAATAATCAGGGCGGCTATGAGTGACAAAGGTACTGACTTTGATAGATGCCAGCTTTCATTCGGCTTCTCAGACATTAAACCACCAGGAATAAAAAAAGCGCCCGGAGGCGCTTGAGAGGGAGTCACTTTTTTTATGGCACAAAAAAACCCGCACTTGGCGGGTTATGCTTGAGGTCACTAAGACCAATTTATAACGGAATGGTAGCTAGCCAGCTAGCACCTTGCAAGTAATTTATGCAATTCTTTCTGTTTTTTCATCCAAATTACCCATCGCTCCCCAAATAGTGGCAAGTGCGAAGTCCCGATCTTGCGAAACTGATATCCTAGAACGCTTCTGCATTTTTGCAATCTCATTGATTGATCGGTTGCAAACATAAATTGAGTAAGCGACTGATTTTGGACCCCCAGGAAGCCTGGCAACCAGTGCATCAATTTTCATAGCATGGTCATCATTGATATCAGGGTAGTTTCTGGCAGTGGTAACTCGGTACGCCTGACGTTGCAGCATGATTATCACCCATGCAGGATATCGAGCACCGCCAATTCCTTCCCTTGCCCACTGTCCCCAGGACCAGATCATAATGTCATCTTCAAGCTTAGATGCTGTTATGGAGTCGGTCATTGATTCGCCCCGATGATTGCGAACTTTATATATTCCTGCCCTTTCTTGGTTTTCACTTTCCTGACCACAGCCTCAATTATCTGCGCATCATTAAACCCGTATTTTGCCTGCAACACATCCTGAAATGGCTTTATCGGGTTGTCGTAGTCAGAAAGCATGTTTGACATCCCGAATTCATATTCAACTTTCAATGGTCCCACTGGAACCGAAACGGAGCGCGGAAGCATCAAAGACAAATCACGAGCATAAGATTTGTATTGAGGCGTTTTGAATCGCCGACCCTGCCAGGCCTCGTTGACTGACATTGGCTTAATGTTAATCGTGTGCATTGAGCTCATGCTACCAGGCGCCTTATAGTCACAGCCAGTGCGTCCAACTCATCCATTTTCATGATCTTCCACATATGCCTTTGCCCGTGCAGACCATTGAATGAATCTCGATGGCAGTTATCGCATAGCGCTATACTGGTAAACCACTGCCCCTGCTTTGCCTCGTGGCATTCACTTGGCCCTGGTTGATCACAAACGCTACAAGGTAAATTTTTTACCAACTCAATATGTTCGCTCTCAGCCTTAGTGGGCTTCTTTTTGTTTTTACTTTGCATCACTCTTGCTCATCAACCGAACCATTTATCGCCCATCTTTTTGCCTGCTCCGGATCAGTTGACATGCCGCCGCGCACATACTTGCCACCCTGCTTAAACCATGGCTCATAATGTGGCACATCAGAAAGAATCACCTTGCAAACACGATGGCCGGTTTCCCTGTGCTCGATGCAGTATTTTGAAAGAGTCTTCCAGACATCAACTTGATCACTCACGCAAAGGCCCTCGATTTCAGATCAATGACTGGATCCGGTTTTGGTGTTTGGTACCCAAGGTTTAAGCGATCCCTGCCGATCCGATACAACCAGTCCAGCTGCCGCTGCGTTAGGTTACGGTGAGAAGGCAGCTTTGCGATGTCTCTAACGAACGCGAGTTCCTTTGGCTTCAGCAACCCTGGATGATCCAGGGCAACACGGATAATCACTCTGTCAGTCGTGCAAGTCATGGTTTAGCCCTCCGCCCAGCTGCGATCAGTTAATTTTCCGATCAATTGATCAGCCTTGCGCCCTGCATCGATCTGGCTGGCTGTCTGGCTGACTGCCTGACCACCGGGCGTTTGCTGATCCGCGTGAACTTTCTTGTTCCATGCAGTGGTTACTGAGTCATAGAACTTTGCATTCCATCCGATCTTTGACTGACCGGATTCTTGCCAGTAGGTCACAAACTCGTGCAGGCGCTCGCGAATGAAATCACCATGTATCCCCAAAAAGCCCAGGCGGTTGACTGTATCCATGTCCGGCTTCCAGTCAGCAGGCATGGGTCTGGCAGCTGTCTTGGCACGCTCCCAGTGATGGATTACATGGTTCAGAAATTTTGAGTCAAATGCGCCCTGTCGATCAGACTTGCCGTTGTGAAACAACACAAAGCCATCGATTTGCTCTCTGGCAAACTCTTCACCGATCGAACGTAGCGCCAGCATCGAGAACACATGCTCAGACGGCAACCAGGTCGGGTTCATGGTTACCTGGTCTTGCTTGGCTGACATTTTGGCCTGAGTGAAAATGGGATGCTCACCTGTAGTAGTAGCAGTGCTATTACTATTAGTGGTGGTTATATGGTGGTTCCGGGTACCACAGGTGGTACCTTTAAAAGTACCACTGGTGGTACCTTC